GACTGCGGTCCATTTCCTCGCCAGTCACAGGATCAAGCGGTGCACCATGCCAAATGCGGATACCGCAAAAGGCGGCGCCAGAGCGCAAGCGCATCCGGTAATATCCGGCAATCGGCTCATCGGGATCGAAGCCAACCGCGCGAAACTCGCTGCGTTGCGAATAGTCGAGACGCGCCCTCACCATGACATCCCCACAATCACCCCAATAAACAGGGCGCACAGAAGTATGGACGCCTTATCGAAGGCGGTAAGCGGGATGCAGATGCGGCCTTCGGGGACGGTCAGGGCTGCGTGGGCTTGGTGGAGGATGGTCATTAGAAGCCCTCCATCAGCCGGTCGCGGCGGCTCTGCGCCCGCCATTCCGCAGCCTCGATTTCCTCGGACGCCCAATCCTCCATGCACTCGGCAAGCAGGGCTTCGTCGTCATAGAAATGCTGCGGAATAGTCACCGACTTGTCGGCGCACTGGATCTCGACAATCTCGACGCTGGACGGTTCGGGCGGGTCGATACGATCGCCGCGATAGCCCTTGCTGCGCGAGTATGTGACGCGAACGTCCGCCTCAACTTCGCCACCCCGGCTATCGTGCCACAGGAGCGATGTTTTAAATGATCCGCGCCCGCTCATGGCTTCACCGGCAGGGCATCGACCGCATCGCGGAAGCTGGCGGGCGCGGCGTTATGCTCGCGGATGAGGTTCAGCACGGCCTCTTTGCATTCTGCTGCGGTCTTGAGGACAGGCTTTTCGAGTTTAGCCTGCTCGACCTTGGCGAGCATCTTCTCGACCGCCCCGGCTAGCGTCGAATCCGCGCCATGGCAGAACTTGTCGCGAGCACAGTCCCCTTTAGGGTAGTAGCTACTCGCACTGAACCGATCGCCATCAACTCGCGCACTGAAACCCATTTCCAGCGGAACGATTGAAGAAATAAAATCCTGCGCGACCTGCGCCTTGTCGATGGTATCAACCATGTTCAATCTCCTTCAATTGCCGACGAAGACGCGGCAGGGTTAAAAGTGCGCTCATGGAGCGTTCGAATTGCTGCACCTGGCTGCGTGGAAGCGGATTGCTCAGGCGGATGAACTTGCGGGCTTCTTCCTGCGCGGCGGCAAGCTGGCGGGCGATCTCGCCCTTACGCTCAAGCCGCTGACACTCTTCCCGATCCGCGACGTGCTGGCAGTGGTCGCCGTCGAAATAACTAGCCTCGGCGTAGAGGGTCACAGTCCCAACCCTCCCAGGATCATCCCGATCACCAGCGCGCACAGCGAAAGCGTGACAGCCTCGGTCACCGTAAGGCGGATGCTGGACCAGCCTTCGGGGTCGGTCAGGCGATCAGCGATGTTATGGATTGCGCCCTGCGCCATGCTTCATCTCCGTCTGAGCCGGTGGCTCGTTGATGGGGATGGTATGTGCGATTATCGGAAGTTTCGCAAGCACTAAATTGCGATTATCGGATTTTCCTCGCACCGCCCGAATCACCTGCTATAAGCGACGCGCACCCGCCACGCACAAAAAGCCCACCAGGGTAGACTCAGCGCCTTCCGCGCCCCATCATCATTACGGGAGGGGAATCATGCTCAGATTGCTTGCTATACCGCTGTTGCTGCTGGCTGGATCGGCGGTGCCTACGCCGTGTGCCTACGGGCAAACCTGCTGCAAAGTCTGCAAAGCGGGCAAAGCCTGCGGGAATACCTGCATCGCGCGGGACAAGGTGTGTCGAACGGGCGGCGGTTGTGCGTGCGATGGGTAAGGGTAACAAAAAAGGGCGAGCCGAAGCCCGCCCCTTCCTTTTGCAGTGGCGCGATCAGCGCTTGCCGGTGTTGACCTCTGAAACGCGGCCCTGGTTCAGCCCAAGGTCCGCCGCGATGTCGTGCTGGAACTCGCCCAGCGCCAGCCTGCGGCGAATTTCCGCGATTATTTCAGGCGTCAATTTAGCGCGCGATCGGCGCGGCCTGTCGTAAGCCATCTTCAATTCTCCCTTGATGGCAAATTCTGACGATTGACGAAGGGCTCCCAGCAGTGCATTTTGCAGCTATCGGGTTTCTCCCATCGCGCGTTTCAGAACCAGTTTCCGCGCGGTGATCCCGATCAGAAGGCTCGGTGTTGGTAGCACCGGGCCTTCGTCATTTCGGGAATGTCAGAGCGCAGGATTCCCGCGAAATCGAATCTTTGCAAGGGGGTATATGACAGGTTGAAGACTCGGGTTGTCCCCGTCCTGACTCTGTTTGTCGCACGTTGCAGTCGGCTTATCGGCGCAACTAACGGGCTTCTCTTGGGTGCAGAAATAAAAAGAGGGATCATAGGCGAGCAAAAATAAATATGGCTTGTCACAAAAAAGCCCGCCTCCGTGGGGAAGCGGGCAAAAGAAAACCCCGCCGGGTGGGGCGGGGCGTGGGGGTTAATGCGTAGGCGCAGGCAATAGGCGCGGAAGATAGGTCAACGCCGCTGGGTCGCGCTCCGCGAAATAAGCCGCCGCCCTCTGAGGAAGCCACACCTCTCGGAAGTGGCGGCGGAAATGATGGAGAAGGTTCTCCGGGTAGGCCTTCGCTTGGACAGGCTGACGCTGATCCTCAAATGTGTGCCAATATGTCGGCATTGCTTTGGTGTCGACACCATGCTCATCCCGCAGGAACTTTGCGAACATTAGCCCGGACGAAATGTCAGGCCAGAGCTTTTCAGGGATCCGGTAGCCCAACGCTTCCATAGGCGCGATTAGGCATAGCGTAAGCTCTGTCAGGATCGAGAAATGGCCGGCGGGGACGTTCCCCTGATTTGCGATATAGCGCCGCAGATGGAAAGGCAGCTCAGCGGGACGATGCGGGGCGCCGTTGCCCGACATCCAATCGAACACCCATTGCGACACCTGAACCGCGAACGTCGGTGAAAGCCATTGAGCTAGGTTGATTGCGATCTGGGGATGAACCCATGTCCCCTGCAATTCTGGATTTCCGCCAACAAGTGATTGAATTAGTTCCGCTATCGGTATTCCGAGGGCGGAAGAAAGTTCTGCCGCAAAGGCCTTGGCAGTCTGACCTTCCCAATATCGGCTCCATGGCCGACCAGCAGCCTTGCACATCGCTGTAGCATTGATGTAGCCATCCGCCGCGCGCTGCTGGATTAATGATCCTTGGTAGGTATGGGGGACAAGCGCGAGTTGATATTGGCCGGCGCTATGCTGGGTGGGCGACAAGCTCATATAAAGAAAACTCCAAGTAGGTCAGCTTGGAGGCCTTGACGATAGAGCTACAAAAGCACATACGCGTGGATACAGACATCGACCGGGCCTCCTAAGCATCGGTTGCGAAACGCCAGCGGAGAACCTTCCAAAGTTCCGCTGGCGTTCTTGTTATAGTCTGATTCCGTTCCCCGGCAAGCATCTCGTTACGATGGGTTAACCACCTATCCCATCGCCCGCGAAAACATCAGCGGGGAAGCCTAATCGTAGGGATACCGCGCAAAGAAATGCGTAGGTATCGCCCCCTTCTCCCTAAATTCTCCGCTCTCGCACCAGAACCCGGCCCGCTGCTCGCCTTCATTCAGCGCCTTCACATTGGCGTTCATGATCTGCGAAACCATGATGCAATTGTTGAGATTGAAAGGCGGCTTTTCGGCCGCGCTGAATGTCGCGAACTGGACCCGGAGAGCAGGGTCGAACGGTGAGTTGCGATAAAGGGTGACGACATCGCCCTTGGCTTCGTTACATCCCACCAGCGCAAGCCCCGCCAGCAATATCCCTGCCCTCATCAAATCCCCCACTTATCCACAGCAATCTTGGCCCGCCCTAGTCATAAATCTCATCCGGCCACCAGTCCGCATCTTCGGACCCCGGAGGCGGCCAGTCTGCGGCGCGCGAGTCGGCATGCTCCGGCAAGACAGGCTCGGTCCCGTCGAGGTGGGCGCGGATCGTCGCGCCCCATTTGTCTGCTTGTTGGAAGATCGCGTTCACGCCATGCCGGCGCATGGCCGTGTGTATCATCTGGCAGCGTTCGGCGCGGATATAGCCGATCTGGATATGGCGGTCGCTATAAACGGCGATGGCCTGCTTGTCCGCGATGTTCTTGGGTTCCGGCACCAGATGGACAGGCTCGCCGGGGATACACATCGCTATCTCAAAGCGGCGTGTCGGGCCTTTCTTGTTGGGATGATCGGCCCCGACGACTGCTAGGGAGAGGTGGCGCACTTATTCCCTGCGGATTTGCCAGCGCAGATAAAAACGAAGGTAAGGATCAACCAGATTGACCTCACGGGTGTCTTCTACCCAGTCAATCGCTGCTTCCTTTCCAAATTCACGGGAGAGCCTCGCCAGATGCTTCAAGGCTGACGTAATTTCGTGCTTCTGCGGCACTTGTTCTAGCAGAAGATTGTTGAGCTCAGACCTTAGCTCATCATAAGCAACCACGGATTTTGGTCCAGTCGCGGCTAACGCGAGCAAGATAGCTTGGTAAATATCGGCTGATTCGCCGTTTTTCATAGGTCTTTTTGCTCTGGCTTTCCTGATCTGAGGCCCGGCCGACAATTTCTGATAAATTGGCAGGCCAGCGTCCGTTGAGATGCGCCTGAACATTTCCTCCATCGAATAATTCGGCAAAAGAGCTTGGCGCGCGAGCAAAGGGGTCTGTTCTATGTTGTTGTCAAAGCACATTTCCCAACAGAACTTCTGCATCAGGAACGGACTTTCCTGAGCTTCCTCGCAGAGCCGGTCGATAACCGGTTCATCCACCTGCAACCTCAACTCATCGAATCCTTGAAGTGGAACCTTTCTCAGATCATTTTGTGACCAGTGAGGCAAAGAAATAGCTGTGAAACGTCCCGTCAGTTCCGCCTCTGCCTTGATTGCGTCAAAGACACGATGGCTGACTGACAGCAGTATAACCTTTAGCCCGGTAAAAACTGCTCCTTTAACATTCCTCATGACCGTCCGGCGATCATCTTCTGGCAGATAATGAAAATCGTCAATGACGAGCATTATTTTGTCGCGTTGCATCAATGAGAGCGCGGCGGCCATGGAATCTACACGAAACACTTTAGTTCTATTTTTTGATTGTAGCCGAGAGCCGCTAGCAGTCGTTATGAACGGAACAGAACCAGAGCCAGTTAAAGATGTTTCGCTACCTGATTCCTCTTGGAATTCGTAAGGAATAGTCAGCTCAGAAGCCACCTTGTCCCAAAAATCAGTTGCGCTTGCTACTTGGCCGCCGTCAATCCAGACATATTCGCGCTCGCCTAACGTCCTCTTACATAAAACCGTCTTGCCGGTCTTTGTAGGTCCAGAAAGCGAGACGATCTGATTGGGTGTTGCGACCGCGCGGGCGAATGAGCGTTCAATGTGTTCTTCTTCGCGTTGGACATACGTAACAGTCGGCTGCCCACCAGCCACGAAAACTTCATCACGATGCATCTGCCACCCCCGATTACGCGCCGCGCGCGCCGCTATCATTTTGTGCGCGCCGCGCGCGCCGCTATCATTTTGTGCGCGCCGCGCGCCCTACATCTTCCGCACGACACCCACGACGCAGACCGTCATCGCCCTCAATGCCTCCGCGCCGACCAGATGACCCGGCCTCTCATAGCTCTCGCCCAAACCAGACTGCCCGCCCGTGGATGCGTAATTCGTCAGCGTCAACCTCGAAGTCCTCGCCCCCGGCCAGCTTGTTATCTGACGAGATAAGGATGCGCCCCTGTCCAGCCGCTCGCAAGCGCTTCAACCCGTGCGCGCCCCAATGGTCGATCCAGTAAATGCCGTGCATGCGGGAAAGCGTCTTTTCGGAAGTGTCGATGAGCACCCGATCGCCAGTGCGAAGGGTGGGCTCCATACTGTCCCCAACCCCTTTGACCTGGCGTAGCATTTGGAATGGCGAGCGTGTGATGATCCGCAGAAGCCCCATGTCCCACTTGACCGGCTCTTCTTCGACCAAATCCTCGATCAACGTTCCCGGCCCCATGGAGAGGGATAAGTCGAGCGAGATGATTTCCACCGTGCCGTCATCAACCGACGCATTGCGGGTGGGCATCCGATCCGGGGCATCTCGAATGTTTAGAGGCCTCTTGCTCTGAGACTTCGCCTCAAGCTCCAATGCAGATAACCAATCCCTCGCAGCCAGCAATTCCGGACCTTTAAACTGGCGTTCGCCAACCTTGGTTTTGGAGATTTTATTCTCCTCCAAACCGAGCGCTGCCGCCAACTCCCGCTGCTTCAATCCAAGCGCATCAAGCCGCCGGAAAATGTCGGCCGCTTCAGGCTTGAGATTTGCATAGGGGTCCATTGGCCTATTGAACGATAACTTCCGACTATCGCAATCGCGATTATCGGAACTTTCCACTTGCGATGAACTTCCGATTATCGCATACATTGGTACATGAACACCGAAGCTGATCGCATCATTGACGGCTTGGGCGGCACGAGCGCCGTTGCAAAGCTGATCCAAGCGCCAACCTCAACCGTCCATAGTTGGCGAAGGATCGGCATTCCCGCCTCGCGCATGGCGCACCTGAAATTGGCCGCCAGACATGCCAAGAAGGTTTGGCCCGTCGAAGCAGCCCGCCCCACCAAGGACACGGAGAGGGCGGCTTGAGCGGGCGCAAAGTCAGCAACGCCGCTGATGATGCGGTCGCTGTGATTGACGCGTTCATTCAGGCCCATCATGCAGCAGCGATCCCGGCACTAATCGGCGCTGCTGTCATGTGGGCCGTGGATAACGGCGGTGCCGATGTCGTCAAAGGCTCGCTTCGCAATGCGATTAAGCTGGCCGACGCGATGAGCGCCGCTCGGAAAGCGGGTGCCGCATGACCCCGCTGCAAGACGAGATCACCCGCAAGGTTCAAGCTGGCCTTGATCGCCTCAAGGCTCGGCCAGTCCTTGCCGCACAACCGCGAGAAGGCCGGTCGCCCCGCATCCGCACGAGCCATTTCCAGCCTCGCGCCACTCTCGCCTTCTGGTGGGGCATCGTCGGCATGTTGTTGGGGAGGGGGTAGATGGCTGTGAACCACGCCTGGCAGGAAAAAACAGTCTTGGCGCGGCTTGAGAAGGCTGCTGCCAATAACCTGCCGTGCCCCTCCAACAACGAATTGGCCGAACTTCTGGATGCTGCTTCGGTATCCACGCCTGTCAATGTTCTGGCCCGTCTCCAGCAAAAAGGGACGATCCAGATTGAGCGGTTCGCGACCAGCAGGATCGTTACGATTTGCGCGACCGGCAAGTCCACTTATGGAGACCGGAGCAAAGCAGCGCATTGGCGTGTGACAGGGGCTAAGAATCCCGGAGCCTATACCGGACGAGGCCGCACGCCTTCCAGAGTTCCCGCTGTCATTCGCAAGGCGGGCCGCACAGATGAGAGCACACTCACATTCGTGAGCCGCGATCCTTGCCCTCGCTGCGGCGTTAGGCGCGATATCGGATGCCGGCATGTCAGCGCTCCCCTCTCGATGGGAGCATTTTAACCCATGCACCACCCGCAAAGCAGCCTCCCCGATACGAACGCAGTCCTCCGCGACCTCAATCGCGCGAAAGTCGCTTTCCAGATGCGCGCGCTCGCCACCGCCATCGGCTGTTCCTCCATCATCCGCGACGTGGACGGCGATGGCCTCATGCTCACGGTCGAGCCACTTCAATTCGTCCAGCCTGTCGGGTCGCCCGCAGGTGGCGCCGGGCACAGCCACAATCCGGCCCGGTGCGGTTCTGATTTCCTCCTTCATAGCGGAGATGAATAATGTTGCGAAGCAGCAATGTCTTGCCGCGCCCAATCGCGCTCACACAAACTTCTATGCAGAACGCCGTCGCCAGCATCGTGAAGGGCATCCAGTCCGACACTGGTGAAAGCGATCAGGATACGGCGGATCGCCTTGGCGTTTCGGCGGGCACTATCGCCAATGCCCGCAATGGCAAGGCGTCCTTGTCCATGCTGACCGTCATGAAGATTGGTGAGGTCTACGGCCTCGACCGTCTCGCGCCCCTGTTCCACCTGATCGGCGGCAAGCTCGCTCCTGAGGCGGCGGTCTGCACGTCTGACCGCGATTTACCAATCGGCGCGGCACGAGGGCAGATGTTCCTTGCTGAAGCACTGGCGGACAACCGGATCGACGATAGCGAACTGGCGAACGGCGCTGAGGATATCGAAGCGGCGGGGCAGGTGTTCGATGCGCTGCGCTATCGGCTGAACGTCCTTCGCGCGTCGGGGATCATCGTTACTCGCATGGGAGGGCGGTGATGCGCGTTGAAATTATCGGCAACGCCACGCTTTATCTGGGGGACGCGCGTGAACCTGATATTCTGGGGCAGATACTTGCCGACCAGAAGCCGGTCTGCCTGTTGTCTGATCCGCCGTTCGGCATTGGCTACAAGAGTGGACACGCCACCGATGCGCTTTGGGTAGGCGGGCGCACCATCGCCAATGATGAGAACTGCGAGGCACGGGATACGATAGCCTGCTTCTTTTCGCACCTGCCGATGCTCATGTTCGGCTCGCGCAAAGCTGCGCTGCCGCCTCATCATCGCATGACGCTGATCTGGGACAAAGGCCCCGCGCTCGGGATGGGCGATTTGCGCCTGCCATGGAAGCCGACCACGGAAGAAATCTACGTGATGGGCAGCGCCGCCGAGTTCGTGGGAACGCGTGACAAAGGCGCAGTTGTATATCATCCCCCGGTGCAATCCATGGCGAAGAATGGGCGCCAGCACCCGAACGAGAAGCCGGTGGGACTGCTGCTCAATCTCCTGCAGAGCCTACCCGCTGGCATGACTCTAGATCCGTTCATGGGAAGTGGCAGCACGGGCGTTGCTTGCATGAAAGAGGGGCGCCCTTTCGTTGGCGTCGAGATCGAACGTGCCTATTTCGACATCGCCTGCAAGCGCATCGAGGATGCCCAGCGGCAAGGCGACTTCTTCACGGAGGCCGCCGCATGAACACGGAAACCGCCCTCAAGGAAGCCGGACGGAAGGCGCGGACGCACATAACCGCCCGCGAACGTGATGAGATCGTGAAGATGCTCCGCACGCTCCCTATCGCTGAGGTCAAGGACAGGACGCGCCGATCCTACGGGACGCTCTGCAAGATCGCGGAGGTGTCGCTGTGAAGCGCATCCGCCAATGGCTCGCCTGTCGCAGGCTCGCAAAGCTCTGCAAGGCCAATGTCGCCCGCCTCCAGTCCGCGCCTGCTCGCGATAGCTGGGGAAGGTTCATTCGACAGACTTGAGAAATTCGCCGGGGCGTTTTGGGCCGCGCCCCGATCACCGCGAGACACGGCCCGTCCTACGCAAGGAGCATTATAGAATGGAAGATTATGATGTGCAAACCGGGGAAATCCTTCCCCCCGCCGCCGATGGCAGGCCACTGCGCCCTGCCGCCAGCACGTTCGGGCAGTTCATCGGTTTTCTGGAAGACGGCCAGTTCGACGCCGATGTCGCCATCGCTCTGAAAGACATGGCCGCCGAGTTGCAGGACATAGCCGCACAGCAGGGTTCAGCCAAGGGCAAGCTGACGGTGGAGATCGACTTCAAGGTCGAGAATGCCATGTTCATGATCGCGGCCAAACACAAGATCAAGCTGCCCGATCCGGTTCGGCCCAAGTCGGTCGCATGGACCACAGAGGATAACCGCTTCACCCCGCACAAACCCAACCAGGGCCAGCTTTTCGGGGTCCGCGACGTGACGCCGCGCGGTGGCCTGCGTGACGCGAACTAAGGGAGGGAAAATCATGGAAGATCAAGGCATCATCAAAGACGCGCGCTCGCTGGTCGAGGATTACATCGCGCCGACCATCGAGACGATGGAGGAACCGGGAACGGGCGTTAAGGCACCTGTCGAGATCGGCAAGGATGGCGTTGCCGCAATTCCATCCACCATCTTCGACGACTACCGCGCCAAGCCTGCGCGCCGGAAGGGAACTGCGACCCTGACCGATCTGGACAGCCTGATCGGGCACGTCAACCGCTTCAAGGATGACGATACGGTTCTGTTCGCCAGCGACAATCGATCGTCGCCTTCGATCACCGCCGTGCTGGACTATCACCGCGCAGGCGCCGATGCCGATCCACGGTTCGGTCAGCATCGTGCGCGCTTCGCTTTCCCGCTCTCCGATGAATGGACAGCATGGAACGCGGGCAACAAGAAGCCGCTCCGCATGATCGAATTTGCTGCGTTCCTTGAAGATCGCATCATCGACGTTCTGGATGATGGCGGCGAACTGCCTGACGATATGGCGCGCTTCGTCAAGGCAATCGGTGGCAATATTGCCAGCCCGACAAAGCTGATGGAAATTGCTGTCGGCCTTAAGGTCAATGAGAAGTCGGCGGTGGGCGAGACGGTCAATCTGTCCAGCGGCGAGGGCGAGATCAGCTTCGTCTCGCAGCATACCGATGGCGCTGGCAAGCCGCTCAAGGTTCCGAACCTGTTCCTGATCGGCATTCCCGTTTTCAAGAACGGACCGGCCTATCGGATAGCTGTTCGCCTTCGGTATCGGAAATCCGATGGCGGATTGTCCTTCTGGTATGAAATGTGGCGCGAGGACCGCGTTTTCGATGACGCCTTCCGTGAAGCTGTCGAGCGCGCCAAGGAAGAAACCGGCCTGCCCGTCCTGATGGGGACGCCGGAAGCCTGATATGCTGACTTTCACAGTCCCCGGCACGCCCGTAGCGAAAGGTCGTCCCCGTCTCTCGACGCGGGGCGGCTTCGCGCGCGCCTACACACCGGCGCGTACCGTGGCCTATGAGGGGCTGATTGCCTTAGCCGCGCAGGATGAGATGGCTGGCCGGGGACTGTTGGAAGGCCCGCTGTCACTCTCAGTCATCGCCACTTTCCAGATCCCCGCAAGCTGGTCGAAGAAGAAGGCGGCTTCCGCATCATGGCACACCGGAAAGCCTGATGGAGACAATCTGCTCAAAGCGGTTGGTGACGGCCTCAACGGCGTCGTCTGGAAGGACGACAGCCAGGTCGCGAGCGCGAAGATCATCAAGCGGTATGGCGAAGTGCCGGGACTGCTTGTGGAGGTCGTGCAGCTATGAGCGCCAGACCGATCGGAGAGATACTGCCAGGCATCATCGAGCGCTGCGCCGAGATGGTCGGCATCCAATACATCCTGTCCAAGATGGACACGGACCATGAGCGCAAGGCGTTCATTCTGGACTGCCACACGCACGAACTAATTGATGACGAGCAGTGCGCTCTCCTCATCACTGCACACATGTTGGAGGACGCATAATGGCGCGCATACGTTCAGTGCATCCGGGCCTTTGGACTGACGAAGCCAAGTGCACGCGCCTAGGCGTCACGCACATCTATGTCATTCAAGAGGGCGATAAAGGGCCGTGCAAGGTCGGTATCTCCCGCAACGCATTTTGGCGCAGGCAGGATTTGCAATCGGGCAATCACCGCCCTCTGCACCTTCGCGCCCTGTTCGCTGCCGATGATCGCGGCCATGCGCTAGTCGTGGAAGCATCGGCGTTCACTCACTTCTCAGGCTCGTATCTCTCAGGCGAATGGCTCGACCTTTCCCCCGATGTGATCGCCTCATTCATCGAAGAGGAATTCACCCGTGGCTAGGATTAGGTCTATTCACCCCGGATTCTTCACGGATGAAGAGCTTGTTTGTGTCAGCATGGCAGCGCGCCTGCTGTTCCTTGGGCTTGGCGTAGAGGCCGACGACAAGGGCGTTTTCGAGTGGAAGCCGCTCACCATAAAGATGAAAATCTTCCCGGCTGACAATCTGGATGTTGACGTCCTTCTTTCCGAATTACTCCACGCCAACGCTATCCGCCGCTATGAAATTGACGGTCGCAGCTTTGGTGCAATTCGGAATTTCCGCAAGTTCCAGAGACCCAAGACCCCCAACGACATCCACCCATCCTCACCTGAAATCCGCATTTATGTCGGGTTAGATAATCCCATTTCCGAAACACTTCCCCAATCCGGGGGAAACGCTTCCGAAATTCGTCCGCAGATGGAGGATGGAGGAGATAAGATGGAGGAGGAAGGAGAGAAAGAAAGAAAGGGTAAGGGCGCGTCCGCTGCGCGAACGCCAGCGCCTGAGTATGCTTTCTCCGGCAAGGTGATCCACCTGACCAAGCAGGATTTCGATAATTGGCGGGTCGCCTACCATGCAATCCCCGATTTCCGCGCGGAACTGTTGTCGCTGGATAGTTGGCTCAGTGGCCAGCCAGCCGAGAAACGGAAGGGCTGGTTCCACGTCACCAGCGGGTCACTTAACCGCAAGCATCAGGAGCTTTTGCGGGAGGACCGCAAGACCGGCAAGCGAACGGTCGATCCTGAAATGCCGGAACACTGCTGATGGACGCGGCCCTCCACCTCTCCGCAATCGGCATCAGGCTGACCAGCTACGCCAACGGCGAGCACACCAGCACCTGCCCCGAATGTTCGCCCCATCGGAAAAAGAAGAAATTGCGCTGCCTGTCAGTGCTGATCGACGCCGATGGATACTGCTTTTTTTGCCACCACTGCCAATTTTCTGGAGGTTCCCGTGGAACTCAAGACGCCGCACAGAGACTGGCTCGACCAGCGCGCAATCGACCCGGCACTGGCCGAAAAATTCGGTCTGCATACCGTCCAGAAGGGCGGGAAGAACTGGCTTGCGGTGCCATACGTCGAGAACGGCAAGACCGTGAACCACAAGTATCGCGTCATCTCGGACAAGTCGCTCCAGCTTATGGACACGGACGCGCCGCTGGTGCTGCTGAACCACGACTGCCTGCTGGACGAATCTCTCGCCAATCAGCCCCTGATCATCACGGAGGGGGAATGGGACTTCCTGGCGATCCTGACCGCTGGCAAGCGCCGGGTCGTGTCCGTCCCGAACGGCGCACCGAAGCAGGCCAGCGATGATCAGCAGCTAACCGAAGGCGCGCGCTATTCGTGGTTCTGGCGGCACGAAGCCGCACTGTCCAAAGTGAGGCAGGTCATCCTCGCGGTCGATAATGACGAGGCGGGCAAGGCTCTCGCGGCGGACCTTTGCCGCCTGTTCGGCCCTGAGCGGTGCATGTTCGTGGAATATCCCGAGCACTGCAAGGATGCGAACGATGTAGCGGTGCATCACAGTCATCAGCGGCTGTTGGAAATGCTCGACAGTGCCCGCCCCTATCCGGTCAAGGGACTGTATGCAGCAAGGGATTTCCCCGAGCAGCCCGCCTATACCTGCTATCCCACCGGCGTGGCCGAAGTGGACGAACTGTTTCAGGTCGTGCCACGGACGTTCACGGTCGTCAGCGGGTATGCCGGACAAGGCAAGACCAGTTTCCTGATGTGGCTTCTGGCCAACCTGATCCGCCGACAGGTTCATGTGACGATCGCCAGTTTCGAGACGGACATCAAACCGATATTCATCCGGAAGTTGCGTGCTGCCCTGATCATGGCAGGGGAATTTTCACGCCACAGCCGCGAGGACATGGAATGGGCTGATGGGCTGATCGACCGATACACCGCCTTCATCTCGCACTCTCCCTATGACGACGATGACAGCCTGGGTGTTGAGGAAGTTCTGGAACTTGGCAGGGCAAGCGTCATCCGCAACGGAACCCGCCTGCTGCTGATCGATCCATGGAACGAGATCGACCACAAGCGCCGCTCCGACGAGACGGAAACGGATTACACCGGGCGCGCCATCCGCATGATGAAGCGCTTCGCCAAGCAGAACGATGTTGCGGTCTGGATCATCGCGCACCCAGCCAAGCCTTTCCCCGGCAAGGCATCGGGAAAGCTCCCCGGCCTATATGACATCAGTGGCTCCGCGAATTGGGCCAACAAGGCGGACTATGGCCTGATCGTTCAGGCGAAGAACCGCGATTACTGGACTAGCACCATCGCCTGCACAAAAGTTCGCATGGGCCTCCCCGGCAAGATGGGCAAGGTCGTCGTCCAGTTCGATCCGGCCAAGTCCACCTATGCCTATTACGGCGAACTGATCGAGGATGAGGCAGCATGACATGCCACCCAATCCCGGCCGCAATCCCTTCGAGGGCAATGACAGCCCTCCCCTCGTGGATATCGTCTTCCGAAACGGCGTCATCGCCCGCTCTGTCGAACCGCACAAGCGCAGGTGGAAGCCATGGCCTGACGGTTCATCCGCATGGGACATCGTTCGGTATCAGTCCGCAACGGGGAAGGATTATGAGATCTGCTGGCCCACATGAAAAACGACCCGGCAGCATAACCGCCGGGCCAGGTGAGGTTGGAGTGTCCTCCAGCCTTCGGGTCGCAGCGGAAAGCTACACAGCCTTGGGTGATTCGCATTGCATAAAATGGACGTTGGGTGAAGGGGTTGGGGGATGACGTTCTGGGACTTCTGCACATTCTGTGTGACGCTTTGGCTCGCGCGTAAATGGGTGCCCAATATTCTGAAATGGATCATGGAAGAGCGCCAGGGCACCACAAGGGACGGAGGTAGGTGATGGGCGTAATTATCGCGGTTGAGGCTGGCTGCGATGCGCCGGGACGCCTGCGAACGGATCGACGACATCAGTACGGATTTGGGGAGCATGTTGCGGTGACGGACACGAATGATCGCTGGTGCATCCTTCGCATGTCGGGCATCTCGACGATCCCGGTCGCAACGGCACTGACGGACGCGGGTTTTACCGTCTGGACGCCAACGGTCACTGAGGAATGTCGGGTCGGGAAGGCGCGCGAACGCCGCGAGCGCAGCGTATCGCTCACGCCTGGCATCGTGTTCGCAAAGGACGACAGGCTACACGACCTGGCGGTGATGGCCCGTTCACCGGCACTGACGTTTCAGCGCTGGAACCCGGAGACGAAGCGCATGGAGCGGAAGGGCTGTCCGTCCTTTGCAGTATTCCGGTATCAGGGGCAGTTCCCCCGCATCAATGACCGCCATCTTGATCCGCTGCGGCAGGCTGAGCAGCGCGCCCAGCCGCGCGACCGTGGCCCGCACTTCAATGCGGGTGATGAAGTCCGCATACCGTCTGCCGCGTTCGGCGGACTGTCGTGCGTTGTGGATGAGGTTCAGAGCAGGTTCGCTGTCGTCCGCCTTAATGGAGCCATGGGCGAGATGCGGATCAGGGTGGAGATGTGCGATCTTCTCCCAGCGAAAACGGCGGCTTGACGCCGAGTCGCAGGATCGTGTATCTCTTGGGCGTTGCCGCGATTTGCGGTGAAGGCATCTGCCGAAGTGTGGCTTAGCCACTGCGGTCGCCAACGTGCCAAGCATGTGCTTGGACGTGTGTGCGACGCAATGTCTGAAATTCTTATACTGTTCCGGCTCTGGCTGGTTTCTCCCGGTGCATCCTCTCCGCACTGATCCAGCTATCGGGCTTGCCCAAGGCCAGCGGCTAATCCATCGCTACGGCGGATGGTAACGCAGACATGCTTTGAGTGTCCGGGCTGGTGACGGGGATAATCTGGGTTCATGGCGTTAGCACGGTCGTCGTAATTGGAACCACCGGCACCCTGGCTTGTTGCCGTCCAAGCAACTCAAGCCGGAGGATGGCAGATGGCTGATAATGACTCCAAGACCGTATACATCGAACGTCGCAGCGGCGGTGGCCTGATGGCGATAGTCGCTTTAGTGGCGCTGATCGTCATCGCGGCACTCGCCTACACCTATATCGAAAGCAACAATAACAAGAACGATGCGATCACGACTGCTGCGGGCAAGGTCGGAGACGCCGCGCAGGATGTAGGTCAATCTGCAAAGGATGCTACCGATCAATAATCTTGTTCCACCCTCACAGGTGGAAGCCGCTGGGGTCGGTGACCCTCCCGGAAATGGCTCCAGCGGCAGCATCATGGAGGTTGTGCGATGCCTTGGCCCACCACATCACGACATGAGCGCGGATACGGCCGCGAGTGGGAGAAGCTGAGAACAGCAGCCCTCCAACGTGACAAGCATCTGTGCCAGCCCTGTCTTCGTAGGCACCGCGTCACGCCCGCAGCTCAGGTCGACCACATCAATCCCAAGGCTAAGGGCGGCACGGACGACATGGATAATCTTCAGTCGATATGTGGCCCCTGCCATGATGCCAAGACGCTGACCGATGAAGGGAAGCGGGCGAAGGTGCGCATCTCTGCCGATGGTTGGCCGGAGCAGCAATAAAACAATTCGGCCCGACAAGGTGGTGGAACACCGAGCCGGGCCTAACCGCAACGAACGGATGAGGTTCGATATGGCTGACATCGATTACGCCAGCGAGGTCTGGCTGACAATTCCATTTGCCCCCGACTATGTTGTGTCGAACTTCGGCAGAGTTAAGCGCACGGCTCTTGAACCGGCTCACCGATGTGGGCGTCTGCTTAAGCCGAAGATCAGGCGCGACGGCTATCCAGAGGTCACGCTGTATGTGAACGGCGAGCCGTTATTCTTTCGGGTTCATCAATTGGTGTGCCGCACGTTCCACGGTGAAAGGCCGAAGGGTAAGGATGAGATTGGCCATATCGATGGTGACCGGTCCAATCCCCGCGCCGACAATCTCCGGTGGGTGACCAAGGAAGAGAATTACGCTGACCGGAATGGCCACGGCACGCACAATAAGGGCATCAATAATGGCGCTGCCAAGCTCGACCCGCTCAAGGTGCAGGCTGTTCACATCTTAAGCGAGCGACTGCCGAGCAGGAAGGTCGCCTCAGTCTTGGGAATAAGCAAGTCGCAGGTGGGTAACATCCTGCGGGGTGAAGCTTGGGCAGGCGATCCTCGCCGCCGACAAAGGCGAGCGGAGGCGAAGCGCGCCGCCTGACCAGGGGGGGGTAGTCGGAAGTCTGGCCCCTCCCGCCGTAGGACCGATGGGGCCCCAAACTTCGCACGTTTGCAGATTGATTTCCTGAATTGGTCAAAGCGCAAAGGAGGCCGACCATGGCCGTTCGCGGCGCAAAACCAAAACCGACCCGCCTGCGTCTGGTCGATGGCACCAACAATGTGACCCGCCATGGACCTGAAGCAGAGGCGCGAAAAAAGGCAGAAGCGGCAGAGGATCTGTTCGGCAAGCCCGTGTTGCCTTCGGGCATGAAGGGCGAGGCCGCGAAGGCGTGGAAGCGATACATCGTCCCTGCTGGCTGGCTGGATGCCACCCGTGAGGCCGCCGCAATCGCCTTCTGTGAACTCTGGTCGGAGTTCAGGTTCAACCCAACGGGCTTTCCCGCATCGAAGCACGGGCAATTGCGCGCTTACATGAGCGAGCTTGGCCTGACCGATGAGCGGAACAGGACGGAAGATGGCACCAAGAAGGAGAAAGACGAGTTCTTCGACGACTGATCGCGGCACACAATGGGCGCGCGATGTCGTCGCGGGGAAAGTTGTTGCCGGACCGCACATTCGCAACGCCTGCCGCCGTCATCTCGACGATTTGGGGCGCGGGCACGAGCGCGGGCTGACCTATTCGGTTGCGAAGGCCGAGCGCGCTCTGCGGTTCTTTGAGACGAGGCTTCGGCTTAACGGGGGGCAATTCGAGGGCAAGCCGTTCCTGCTGCATCCGTCGCAGGCGTTCAAGCTGTCGAACATATTCGGATGGCTGCGCGCCGATGGAACGCGCCGCTTCCGCCGGGCTTACATCGAGGAAGGCAAGGGCAACGGCAAGTCGCCGTTCGCTGGCGGCATCGGTCTCTACGGGATGATGGCCGATGACGAGCCGGGGGCAGAAATCTACGCGGTGGCCGCGCATCGCGATCAGGCGAAGATCCTGTTCAACGACGCAGTTGCGATGGTGGAGCAATCGCCGGATTTGGATAGCCGCATCACGAAGAGCGGTGGTCCGGGTCGGGTCTATAATCTCGCTTGGCTGGCGAAGGGTTCATTCTTTCGTCCGCTCAGCCGAAGCGCGGGCAAGTCGGGTTCCGGCCTTCGTCCGCATATCGGTCTCGCCGACGAGATGCACGAACATCCAAACCGCGATGCGGTCGAGATGATCGAACGCGGTTTCAAGTTTCGGCGGCAACCGCTGCTGCTGATGATTACGAACAGCGGCACCGACCGCAATTCGATCTGCTACGAGGAGCACGAACACGCGGTCAGGGTGGCCGCAGGCACGATGACGCCGGGCGAAGACTTCGCCTATGTGGGCGAGCCGATTGATGACAGCACGTTCTCTTTCGTGTGTAGCCTTGATCCGGGCGACGATCCCCTCAACGATCCGTCCTGCTGGGTCAAGGCGAACCCGCTGCTGGGCACGATCCTCACAGAGGACTATCTCGCGGGTGTGGTCGCGCAGGCCAAGGCGATCCCCGGCAAGCTGAACGGTATCCTCCGCCTTCACTTCTGTGTTTGGACGGACGCGGAAAGCGCGTGGATGTCTCGGGCAGTGTTGGAGCCATGCCTCGCCGATTTTGATCCGGCAGAGCATTACGGAAAGAAAGTCGCCATCGGCATCGACCTCTCGCAGTCGCGCGACATCACAGCCAAGGCGAACATCGTGGAGACGGGCAGCCTCGAAGTGGAGGTCACGGTCGACGGCGAGACGAAGATCGTCACGAAGCCGACCTATGATGCCTGGATTGAGGCATGGACGCCCGGTGATACGATCGATGAACGATCCACGAAGGACAAGACGCCCTATAATGTCTGGGCGCAAAATGGCCATATTCATGCGCCCAAGGGGCAGAGCATCCGCTTCGATCATGTCGCGCAGGCGATTGCGGACGACGACAGGAATTATGACATCACAGCGGTTGGGTATGACCGATACGCGTTCCGCCAGTTCGAGAATGAGTGCACGCAGATTGGGCTCAGCGTCCAGTTCGTCGAGCATCCCCAGGGCGGCACGAAAAAGGGCAAACCGACAGATGCGATGGTTGCTGAGGCGAAGGCCCGCGATGCGGAGCCAGAGGGCCTCTGGATGCCCGGCTCGGTTCGGGAACTGGAAAGCGCGATGATGGAAGGCCGGATCAGAATCAGGCGAAACCCGGTGCTGATATCGGCGATGATGAGCGCGGTCACCGATGAAGACCGCTGGGGTAATTATTGGCTGGCAAAGGAGCGCGCCGTGAACAAGATCGACGCAGCCGTCGCGCTCTGCATGGCTATCGGGGTTGCGGCCAAGGTGCCCCAGCAGCGCGAAGCTAAATTCCAGATGCTGATCCTGTAAGGAAAAACATATGCACAGAGCGTATTCGATCCTCGACGTGAAAAGCGTCGATGAAGGAAAGCGTGTGTTTCGTGGAATCGCAACCACGCCCGCGTTGGATCGCGTAAATGATTCCATCGACCCGCTGGGTGCCTCCTTTGCGAAGGAAATCCCGCTGCTTCATGCACACCAGCATGATAAACCAATTGGGACCGTGCGCCTCGGGAAACCGACTAAGGCGGGGATTCCGTTTGAAGCCGAGATCCCGGTCATCCACGAGCCGCCGACGCTGAAAGAGCGTGTCGATGTGGCTTATGCGGAGTTGGTGCATGGTCTTGTGAAGGCCGTGTCGATCGGCTTCCGCCCCACAAAATCTCCAACTTTCAACGACGCTGGAGGATTCGATTTCCCTGCGGTCGAGATCATGGAACTTTCTACTGTGGCGATTCCGGCTCAGGCCGAAGCCTTGGTGCACACAATTAAGAGCTTCGATGAAGCTGCAATGCGGGATGCTGGCGTCGAAAACGACCCTCTTCCCGACCCAGAAATTCCCGCCAAGCCCGATGACGCAGCCGCGACCGGCAAGAGCGTTCGCGTGGTGAAGCTGGATGCCCCTGCCCGCGACCGGGCGAAACCCTTCGTCATCAACCGCATCGTGCGGACAGGACAGGACTGAACATCATGAAATTCGCTGAACAGATCAGCGCCTTCGAACAGAAGCGCGCATCGCTGGTGGCTGCCAATGAGGCCATCATGGAAAAAGCTGCCGGTGAGGGCGCAACGCTCGACGCCGCTCAGAAGGAAGAGTTCGACGGCAACGCCACTGACATCGCCGAAATCGACGATCACCTGAAGCGCCTGAAGGCGATGGAAGCCGCACAGGGCGCCCAGGCCACGCCGGTTGCTGGTCAGAACGCTGCTGAAGCGTCGGCTTCGCGTGGCGGCCAGCGCATCGAAGTCAAGGGCACCAATCTGCCCAAGGGCACGGCGTTCACCCGCTATGCGATGTCCCTCGCCCGCTCCAAGGGCAATCTGATGCAGGCGCAGGAGATTGCCAAGGGCTGGCAGGATACGCCGGAGGTTGAAATTGTGCTGAAGGCTGCTGTCGCGGCGGGCACCACGACCGACGCCAGTTGGGCCAAGCCGCTGGTCGAGTATGAGAACATGGTCGGCGAATTCGCCGAACTGCTCCGTCCCGCCACCATCATCGGCCGCATCCCCGGCCTGCGCCGGGTGCCCTTCAACATCAAGATTCCGCGCCAAACCGGCGGCTCGTCGGTCGGCTGGGTCGGTGAAGGGAAGCCCAAGCCTGTCAGTGCTCTGGCGTTCGATCAGATCACGCTTGGCATGGCGAAGACAGCGGGGATCGTCGTCATCACCGACGAGCTTGCCCGTTCATCCAGCCCGGCGGCGGAAGGTGTTGTCCGTGACGATCTCGTCGCGCAGACGGCGCAGTTCCTCGACAGCCAGTTCGTTGACCCGGCCAAGGCCGCTGTTTCGAACGTCTCGCCTGCGTCGATCACGAACGGCGTGACGCCTGTCACGGCCAGCGGAACGGATGCGGACGCAGTGCGCGCCGATGTGCAGGAACTGATGGGCAAGTTCATCACCGCCAACCTGTCTCTGGCAGGCGCGGTGTGGATCATGACCGAGATGCAGGCTCTGGGCCTTGCCCTCATGCTCAACCCTCTGGGGCAGCCGGAGTTTCCCGGCCTCCAGATCAACGGGAACAGCGGCGGCACGTTCTTCGGTCTGCCTGTCGTGCTGTCGGAGAACATCCCGGCGAACGCGGGGGCGGGCGATCCGGTGGTGGGCGCAGGCGCGCGCATCATTCTTGCGAAGGCCAGTGAAATCCTGCTGGCTGACGACGGGCAGACGATGCTCGATGTCAGCAGCGAGGCATCTTTGCAGATGGAGAGCAGCCCTGATGCGCCGGCCACTGCCACCACTGTGCTGGTGTCGCTGTGGCAACATAATATGATCGGCATTAGGGCGGAGCGCTACGTCAATTGGGCCAAGCGCCGCGCCGGCGCCGTCCAGTTCATCGACAGCGCGAATTACGGCACCGCCTGATCGCAATGAAGCAATGCGCCCGGCTGCTCACGCGGCCGGGCCATTCACTGGAGATTCTCATGAAGCACCAGGCCTATTTCACCCGAGCGTTGAAGGCGAAGGATCGCCGCTTCGCGCGCATCTTCGGCAAGCTAGGTTACGAAACCGCACAGATGGTCGCGGAAGATGGCGAGCCCGACATCGATGCCATCCGCGACCTGTATCAGGAGGTTATCGGCAAGAAGCCATATCACGGCTGGGACGCTGATACCCTTAACCAGAAGATCGCCGAGAAGCGCGCGGAATCCTGATGCGAGGCTACACCCCCCCCTACACGCCGTCGCGCCTAACGGCCGTCCCTCGACGCATGGGCGATGATGCTGCGCGGGTTGATTGGGTGGTCCGCACATGGCGCAAGCGCGGCTTGATCTACGAAGCCCCGAAGGCAGCAGCGATCGCATACATCAACGAAATCGGTCGCGACAGGATCGATGCCGCCATGAAGGCGGCCAAGTAATGCGTATCCTTGGCCTCACCATCACGCGCGAGAAGGCGGCCGGTCTATCTTCCGTCGACAATCGCGGAGGATGGTGGCCTGTCGTGCGAGAATCCTTCGCCGGCGCATGGCAACAGAATGTGGAAGTGAAGGCCGCCAATGTGGTTGCCAATCATGCGGTTTTTGCATGTCAGACGCTGATCGCCAGCGACATCGCCAAGCTGCGGGTCAAGCTGGTGGCGCAGGACAGCGATGGCATCTGGTCCGAGGTGAAGAACCCGGCCTATAGCCCGGTGCTGCGGAAGCCGAACCATTTCCAGACGCGCATCCAGTTCTATGAATCGTGGGTTCTGTCCAAGCTCCAGCGCGGTAATAGCTATGTTCTGAAACAGCGCGACGGGCGCGGCGTAGTGACCGCGCTCTATGTGCTGAACCCTGACCGTGTGACGCCGTTGGTTTCGGAGAGTGGCGAAGTTTTCTATGACCTGAAGGCGGACAATCTGATGGGCTTGGAGAACGGCCTGATCGTTCCCGCCCGTGAGATCATCCATGATCGGTTCAATTGCCTGTTCCATCCGCTCGTCGGCCTGTCGCCGATCTTCGCGAACGGGCTGGCGGCCACACAAGGGCTTGCCGCTCAGAACAGCAGCACGCTTCTGTTTCAGAATGGCGCCCGCCCCGGCGGCATCCTCACCGCACCCGGCGCGATCAGTGACGAGACGGCATCGCGCCTGAAGGAACATTGGGACAGCAACTATTCCGGCGCGAATGCGGGCAAGGTCGCCGTGCTGGGCGATGGCCTCAAGTTTGAAGCCATGTCGATGAAGGCTGTGGACGCGCAGCTTGTGGAGCAACTGAAATGGTCGGCGGAGGTCGTCTGCTCCACCTATCATGTGCCGCCCTACAAGATCGGCATCGGTCAGCAGCCGACCTACAACAATGTGCAGGCGCTCAACACCGAATATTATTCGCAGTGCCTTCAGGTGCTGATCGAGGCCATCGAACTTTGCCTGGATGAGGGGCTTGCAACTGGCGAAACGCTCGGGACCGAGTTCGACGTCGACAATCTGCTGCGCATGGACAGCGTGACGCAGATGGAAGTGCTTGAGAAGGCGAGCGGCGTTCTGACGATCGATGAGAAGCGGGCCAAGCTAGACAAGCGGAAGGTGATCGGCGGCGATGCCGTCTATCTCCAGCAGCAGAATTATAGCCTGGCCGCTCTCGCCAAACGCGACGCGCAGAATGATCCGTTCGGTAACGGAGCCGATGCGCCATCCCCACCGGCGCCTGCTAACGATGAACCTGACCCCGAAGCGCAGCGCGCAGTGTTGGCGCTCTACGAGAAAGACCTGCGGGAGGCGCTGAATGCTTGACACGAAGGCGCTGGCCGCCGCGACCGCATTGATCGTGCGCGAGCATGTAGATGCTGCACTTGCCCCCGTTCTGGCAGAGAACAAGGCTTTGCGCGAGCGTATGGAAGCGCTGGAAACTGCGCCGATTGTGAGCGCCAAGGACATCACTGTCGAAATCTCGCCCTACTTTGAAGAGATGCTCGATGCGCGGTTTTCCGCTCTGCCCGCGCCAGTTGATGGGAAAGACGGGATAGACGGTAAGGACGCCGATCCGGCCCAGATCAAGGCTATGATTGATGAGGTTGTGGCCACCCTACCCGCTCCCGAACGCGGGGAGAAAGGGGAAACCGGCGAGCGTGGTCCAGAAGGCCCATCTGGCAAAGATATCGACATGGATCAGGTCAAAAGACTGGTCGATGAAGCCGTCGCGTCGTTGCCGCCTCCCGTTCCCGGCGAGCCGGGGCCGCAGGGCATTAAGGGTGAGCCCGGCGAACCGGGGCGCGACGGCAAGGACGGCGCGGGTATCGCTGATCTTGTGATCGACCGCAGCGGCAATCTGGTCGCCACCTTCACCGATGGCCGGATGAAAGAACTTGGCCTGATTGTCGGCAAGGACGGTCGCGATGGGATCGACGGCAAGGACGGCGTCCCCTTCGGCCCGGACGATATCGACATGACCCTGATGGAAGATGGCCGCACCCTCCGCATTGCCTTTTCCAAGGGTGATACGGAATATGCGTTTCAGGTTCCCTTCCCGGCAATGATCTATCGCGGAGTCTGGCGCGAAGGTCAGGAATATGCCGAGGGCGATACCGTCACATGGGGCGGAAATCTTTGGCACGCCAACAAAGAGACGGGGGGCAAGCCCGACTGCGGCGATTGGACGCTGTGCGCTAAGAAGGGTCGAGACGGGAAGGACGCCCGCTGATGGCCGCGCTCATCAGTCTCGAAGAGGCCAAGGCGCAACTCGCCATCCTTTCCGACGATCAGGATGCGACGATCACACTGGACGCCGAAATGGCGACCGACATTGTGATGGGCTACATCAAGAAGGATGCGGTTGAACTGGAATGGACGGACGAAACCGTTCCGTTCCGGATCAAGGCCGCGATTATCCTCGTGCTTCGCGCGCTGTTCTTTCAGGATGAGGGCGAACCGTTGAGTGATGCTGCAAAGGCACTGCTCCATCGGGATCGTGATCCGGCGCTGGCATGAAAGCCCGCAACCGTCACGACCTCATCGTCATCGAGCGCGCCACCATCACGCGCAACGCTTACAATGAGACAGTCGAGACTTGGGGCGAATATTGCCGAGAATACGCCGCCGTTTTCTACGGCAACGGCACCGAGCAGCGGGAGGCCGCCCAGACGCAGGCGTCCCAGGTCGCCAGCTTCGAAGTGCTGGCGAACAGCAAGACGCGCGAGATCAGCGTGACAGACCGGATCAGCTTCAACGGCTTGTGGGATATTCGCTCGGTCGCTCCGATGGGCCGGGATGGCGTCAAGATCAATGCAGCGCGGCAGGTGCCGTGATGAGCGAAGTCTTCAAGCTCACGGGTATGAAGGAACTGGAACAGGCCTTCCGTCAGATCGGCGATGTGCCGAAGAACAGACGCATCGGCTTCAAGGCTCTGCGCGCTGGTGGCGAGCCTATCGCCAAAGCGGCCCGATCCATGGCGCCGGTCGGCGAAGGTGATCTGCGCGAAAGCATCGACGTTCTGCCGACCCTCGCGCCTTCCCAGCGCGGCGACCGCGGCGCAGTGGCTCCGCTGGAAATGCATGTCGGCCCCGGCCAGCAGCCGCAGGCGATTACGCAGGAGTTCGGAACGTGGTTTTCTCCAGCGCAGCCATTCATGCGGCCTGCGTGGGAATCGCAGCGCATGACGGCGCTGGACCTGATCGGCGCAACGCTGGGCATCGAAGTGACGAAGGCCGCCGCGAAGGCTCCGAAAGGGCGATAAATGGAAGCAGACCTTATCGCTCGCTTGCTGGCCGATAGCGGGTTGTCGGCGCTTGTCGATAGCCGGATGAACATTCTGGCCCGTCCTCAGCTGGAGGCGCTGCCCGCGATCACGCTTCAGAAAGTCGCTCCGGGCCGCGCATACACATTTTCGGGCGCTGATGGTGCCCACGGAACACTGATGCAGTTCGATGTCTGGGGCAAGCGCATCTCAGACGTGAAGCCCATCATGGCAGCGCTCACAGCGGCGCTGGAGCAGCCGTCCACCGTCGGCGGAACACAGTTTGGCATGTCCTTCCTCCAATCGGAGCGAGACAGCCTCGAAGAAGTGCCAGGGGAAGGCACGATCTACCGCATCAGCGCGGATTTTCTCATCTGGTGGCAACATCTCTGAAAGGTGAAATGAAATGGCAAATGTGAAAATCGGCTATGGTGCCGGGCTATGGATCGCGGACGACGCAGACGCTCTGACGGAGATCGCGGAAGTGATTTCGATCAGCCTGCCCAACCCGCAGCAAAACGATGTTCTGGCAACGCACTTCAAATCGCCGGGCCGCGCGAATGAGTATGTGCCCGGCTTGATCGACAATGGCGAGGTCACGTTCGGCATCAACTATATCGCTGGCAGCGCGACTGACACTCTCATAACCGAGGCGCTGGAAGGCGGCGAAGCGCGCGATGTCGTGGTGGCTATTCCCGCCGGTGCGACGTTCCAGTATTTCGAATATTCGGCGATCATCAAGGGGTTTGAAAAGGAAATCCCGATCGATGACCGGCAGACCGCGACGGTCACCATGCGTGTGAACGGCGCTGTCACTCAGTCCAGCGTCAATCCGGTTCCCGCCCCGTGACAAATCCGATGAGGGGCGAAGCCTCTTTCGAGGCCGATGGTGAAACCTATGTCATCACCATGAACGCGGATGCGCTGATGATGGCGGAAAACATCACCGGCAAGCCGATCAGCACCATTCTTGCCCTGTTCGACAGCGGCGCACATCTCGGCATGACGGCGGCACTGGCTTGGTCTGGAACATACCGGCAATATGCCATCCCATATGACGAAATGGCCGATCGGGTTCTGCGCTGGGGCGTTCCTATGGTGCGCGAAGCCGTATCGAAGGCGATGCAGCACGCATGGCCTGAAAAGGAGGAAGAGGAGGCAAACCCTCCGAAGCGGGGTCGGAGGAAAGCAGCGGCTGGCACTGGCTGAAGCTCTTTTCGCTGTGGTGCGAAGCTGGCTTCGACCCCGCGCAATTCTGGTTGCAGACACCTCGCCTCCTGAAGGCGGCGCTCGACGGTTATAGCCAGCGCATTCATTGGGAGCATCGGGACAAAATGACCGCCGCATGGCATGGCGCGGCGTTTGGACGGGTGAAAAAAATGCCCGCCCTCGACAAGGTTGTTGGCGAGAAGCGGGCGGTTCCGGTGCATTCGCCAGAGCAGATGCTGGCGGCGATGCAGTCGCTGGTCGGGAAAAGTTAAGTGGTCACTAACCAGTCATTTGTTGATATTCGACCAATTTTTATAGGCGGCGCTGGACACGCCGCTTGAGTTCTTCGGCTGAGACTCGTTTTGCGGCTTCTCGAAAAAGCGGTCGCGAAACATCACGCCATGGATGCAGTAAGGTGCTGCCACCAAAAACACTGCGATTGCCGCCGCTGCTGCTTGTTGGGCGGCTCCTGGCGCGCCCAAAGAGGCGACTATAAGCAGCAGGCCGATTGCTGCTCCTATAAGCGTTAATATCTTGAAAACCTTCATCTGACCCTCCCATTCTGGAGGGATGTAATCTCAATAGCGGAATGGAAGCAACATACTTGAAACTGGCCGGATGCATTTCATGATGCCTTCTCCAGCAACCGCTCCACCGCAGCCGGGTCAGTCTTAATCATCGAGAGCAAGACGCGCGCCGGGGCGTCAGGGTTGCGTCGCCCCTGCTCCCAATCGCGCACCGTGCCGATGGGTAAATGGTAGGTCGATGCGAACGCCTGCTGGGTTTTCTTTGTAGCCGCGCGGATCGCCTTCACGTCCACCGGCTCATGAATAACATAGCCTTCACGCGCCCCAGATTTATAGGCGTCAACCTCAGCAAGGCCACGCTTCAGGCTCTCAAAGTCCTCGTTCGTCACTTGCCTTTTCCTTTCTTCAAATCACTCTTTTGTGCGGCGGTCAGGTTGGCTTGCTTACCCTTCGAAATGACAGTCAGGACGAAAACCGGCTCATCTTCCATAGTGTAGAAGGTGATGACCCGATAACCGCCAGACTTGCCTTTGCCTTCCTTCGCGATGCGGACCTTGCGGCATCCACCTGTGCCGGGGATGATATCTCCCGCATCAGGATTGTTCGCAAGGAACTCAACGGCGGCCTCGCGCTCCCCGTCTGTCATGCCAGCCTTCTTGGCGGCGCTAAGATATTCGGGCGTTTCGACTACCGTATGCATAAAGAGCATATACGGCATTGCCGTATCATAAGCAAGCGTGAAAGCGCGGCATTGCCGTATACTTTTAGGAGGCTATTTTGGCAAAATCCGTCATCGGCGCTTTGCGCGTCACGCTTGGACTGGACTCCGCTGAGTTCGAAACTGGCATCAAGCGCGCGTCTAAAACTAACCAGCAGTTCGTGCGTTCGGCAAAGGAAGTTCGAGGCGCGTCCGATCAGATTTCCCGCTCTTTGCGAGGAATAGGTGCCGCCGTAGGCATCACGTCCATCACAGCAGCGGGCGCGGCCTTCCTCAAGCTCGCAGACCAGTCGAAGCAGCTTGCCGCTCAACTCAGACTTGCCACGGCACAGTTCGGCAGCTTTGGACAGGCTCAGCAGGACGTGAACCGGATCGCAGCGGACACCCGCAACGGCCTCTCGGAAACGGGCACTCTCTACGCGAATTTCATGCGCGCCACGAGGGAACTCGGCGGCCAACAATGGGAAGCTGCCCGCGCCACCGAAACCTTCTCCAAAACACTGAAGGTCAGCGGCGCCAGTCAAGCCGAAGCTGCCAGTGCAACGCTTCAGTTCGGACAGGCGCTCGCCTCCGGCGTGCTGCGGGGCGACGAGTTCAACAGCATCATGGAATCGTCGCCACGTCTCGCCCGGCTGTTGGCGGATAGCCTGGGTGTGCCGGTCGGCAGCCTGCGGAAAATGGCTGAGGAAGGGCAGTTGACTGCGGACAAGCTGTTCAAGGCCCTGACAGATCGCAAGTTTACCGATGCGATTGACGCTGAGTTCAAACAAATGCCGGTCACGTTCGATGAGGCCATGCAGCAGGTTCGCAACGCGGCTGTGACCACCTTCGGCGATTTTGACCGGGGCGGACAGTTTTCCACCGCCCTCGCCAATTTCGTCACGGATGGCGCGAAGGGCTTTGACGATATGGGGTCTGCTGCCGAACGTTTCGGTATAACGACCCGCCAGCAGATCAATTCAGTTTCAGAGGCGGTTAAGCCTTTAATCGACTTACTCGGTCAAGTGCGCGGATTGCTTTCGGGTATTGAAAATAGTGTCCCGAAGGGAGCGAAGATCAGTCCAGAGGGGGTGGCATCGGGCACTGACTTCTTGACCGGGCTGTGGCGGCGACCGCAGGCATTTGGTCGCGGGATTTATTCAGCGGCAACCGGCGGGACGTTTCGCAAGGGCTTTGATGATTTCATGACGAACACTAGCGCTTCCGCGCTGGTGAACCGAACGAACGCAAATATCAATAATGCTAATACGAAGGCCACACTTGATCGGATCATGCAGGGCAACCCCCTGCGAGACGCGCCGAAGACGCCCTCAATTCTCAAGCCCACCACCACCGCTGCTGCCGATGACAAGGCGAGTAAAAAAGCTGCGCGCGAGACAGAAGCCGCCCGCAAAAAAGCCCAGCGCGAGGCGGAGCGCGCCGCTGATGCCCTGCGCCGCTTCACTGACGATCTCGCTCGCGAAAATGCCGATCTCGTTTCGACCACGGCGGATTTGACCGGGACGATCGAGGCGCGCCGCGACGCTGATCTCAATCAGATCGAAGTCGATCGGCAGGTTCGGGAGCGCGCTATACAGTCGGACGACGATATTGATGCCGCGAAAAAGCAGCAGCTTATCGAACTGAATAATCAGAACGCGCAGGCGCGCAAGAATCTGGCGACGCAGCGCGCGAAGGAAGAAATCGACCAGCGCACCATCAGGCAAGAGCGCGACCGGGCAGATCTAGCGATTGAACTGATGAGCCTGTCCGCCGATGCAGCGCGCACGGCTCGCGAGCGCCGTGCCGTCGAATTGCGGATACTCGACGCGCAATTCGATATTGAGCGGCGCACGCTGGAAATAGAGGCAGCGTCGAGCGACCTGGAAACGGCCACGCGCGCGCGCGCAAGACTGATGGCGCTTCCGGCCCTTCAGGCTGGCGCGCGGGATCAGGTCACGCGGCAAGCACAAGGTCCGCTGGAAGCCTATCTGGATCGCCTGCCCCGCTCGGCTGACGAAGCTCGCGAGGCGCTGGAGCGCGTGCAGGTCGATGGTATTGACGGCATTGTCAACGGCCTTGCCGATGCTGCGACGGGCGCGCGATCTCTCGGCGACGTGTTCAAGAGCGTCACCAACCAGATCATCGCCGACCTCATCCGCATCCAGTTGCAGAAGGCGATTGTCGGCGGCCTGTCGAACGTCCTGGGGGGTGTGTTTGGCGGCAATCCGCTTGCCGGATCGCTCACGACGGCCAGCAATAATGTCGCGAGCCTTGCGGCCAATGTCGGCAAATCGCCATTCGCTGATCTTCCCGGCTTCGCAACCGGCGGCAGCTTCCGGGTAGGTGGCGTGCCGGGGATCGACAAGAACGTCGTCGCCTTCAAGGCCACACGTGGCGAAATGGTCGATATTCGTAAACCCGGCAATGACAACGGCGCTGGCGGTATCGCGCATATCGTTCCCTCGCCATACTTCGATGTGGTCGTGGACAAGCGCGCTGCCGGCGTGGCTCAGCCAATGGCGATGCAGGCTGCAACCGCAGGATCGACTGGTGCGCAGGTCGCTATGGCACGCCAGCGCAGCAGGATCATTCCATGATTGATCTGCCGGACTATCCATCGCCGAACGGCGCCACGCCCCGCGTGCTCGATTTCGGCGGCTTTCTTGAGCCTGCCAGCGGCGCGCAGGTGCAGCGCATCAATCGGATGGGGAGCCGCTATGCGGTTGCCTTCACAATGCCGCCGCTATCGAACCAGAAGCATGGCCGCATCTGGGTTAATCGCTTGGTGCGGGGTCAGCAGGAGGGCGCGCGGATCGAGTATCCCCTGCTCGACTTCTATCCCGGGACGCCGGGCAATTTCGTTGTCGACGGGGCTGGGCAGGCAGGTAAATCGCTGCACATCAGGGGCGGCACCCCGCATTACGCCTTCTATGAAGGTCAGCCATTCAGCCTCGAAATCGACGGACAGCATTATCTGGACTTCATTGCCGCCGGGACGATCGCGGATGCCTCTGGCGATGCCACGATCACGCTAACCCAGATGCTACGCGCTGAACCGGCCGATGGTGACCCCCTGCACATTTCCAAGCCGATGATCGAGGGTTTCATCATGGGCGATCAGCTGTCCTGGAGCATCTCAGTAGAGCGCCTGATTGGCATCTCTTTCGAAATCCATGAGGCGGCGTGATGCCCTTCACTTCCCGCGTCCTTCATCTCGTGGCGCTGATGCAGATTGACCTTCCCGCCCGCACCGTTCGGCTGTGCGATGGCGGCTTCGTCTACTGGAGCGGGAACAAGTTCGAGGGCGTTGACCAAGAGTTCGGCGCGATCGCGGCAGCGGAAACCTTTGAGGAAAAGACAGGCGATGAAGCGCCCGGGGGGAAACTGACCTTCCTGCCGCCATCGTCAACCGCTGCAACGTCCCTGACTGATCCGGCATATCAGGGCGCGCGCATGCGCTTCTGGCTTGGCGAGATGGATGCGGAAACAGGAACGATCACCGGGACGCCCGAACTGACGGCGGATCTTGCGATCGATACTGTGACGCTGAAGGTCGGCAAAGGCACCCGAGCGGTCGATATTGAGTTCGAGAGCGCGGCCAAGCGCCTCTTCATGGTCATGCGGGGCAATGCCCTGAACGACCGCTTTCACCAAGCTTGCTATCCGGGAGAGAAAGGCATGGCGAACGCCACGGGCATGCCTCGCTCCACCGCATGGGGCGCGGCGACACCGAACGCATGAACGACATGCTCAGGCGGCAAGCCGCCCTCGAAAAGACGCTGGCGAAGTATCGCAAGCGAGCGCTGGACTTCGCCAGCGCGGATTGCGTTCGGATGGCGCGGTTCCACCTGTTGCAGATGGGGCACAAGCCGCCCGTGTTGCCGCGCTATCGCTCCCTCGCTGGGGCCATTCGTGCGCTGAAACAGGCGGGAGGAATGGAGGTTATTTTCGACAGCCTGCTGCCCCGCATTCCGCATGCTCGCATGCTGCCCGGGGACATCGCCCTGCTGGAAGGCGACAACGGTATGGACGCAGTCGTGATTTGCGTGGGGCACAAGGTCATCGGATGGCATGAAGGCAGCGATCAGATGGTCAATATGATCCCGCTGGAAATCAAGGCGGCCTGGAGGGCTTGATGGCTAAGGCCCTCGCAAAGGTCGCCATGCTGGCCGGCGCTGTCGCTCTCGTCGCTACAGGTGTGGGTGCTGCGGGTGGCGCGGGCCTCCTTTCCATGAGCGCATCAACAGCCGCTACCGTGACGACGGTTGCACAGGTGGCAACGGTCGTCGCTGCCGCTGCGTCTGTCGGTGCCCAGCTCATGGCGAAAAAACCTGGCGCTATTGGCGCTGTGAACCAGGTTACGATCGGCGCCAATTCGCCCATCCCTTATGGTGTGGGACGCTGCTTCTATGCGGGCAGCCAGGTTCATGACGTCGGCTGGGGGAACAAGGTCAACAAGACGAAGAACCCGATCCTGTCGAAGGCTTTCATCTGGAGCGGCGGCGGACCGATTGAGGGGATCGAAGCCTTCCTGATGGATTGGCAGCCGGTCACCTTCTACGGCACCTCGGCATCCGGCTATTATGGCGGCTGGCTCTGGAGCGATAACCAACTCGGCTTGCGTCCCGAACCGGACGCACTCTCTCCGCCTATCGGCCTGTGGGGCGTATCCATGCCCGACTGGGGCAACGACTATAAGCTGTCCGGCTATGCTGCGAGCGTGATCAGCTTCAAGTTCGACCGCGACAACAAGGTATGGGCGAACGGCATTCCTGCCTTCGGCGTCGTGGGCAAATGGGCGCGGGTCTACGATCCCCGGAAGGACAGCACCTATCCCGGCGGCGACGGCGATCATCGCTTTGCGGACGAAGACACATTCGAGTTCGACCGCAACGTCGCGCTGAACGCCATCACCTATGCGCGTGGACGCTATGCCATCGACACGACGACTGGCGAACAGACCATCAAGGTTGTCGGCTGCGGGTTCCCCTATGAGGCTTTCGACTGGCCGCAATGGGTCGCCTTCGCCAATCTCTGTGAAGCGAACGGCTGGAACAGCGACGGCACGGTCTTCGACGGCCCGGGCATCAGCCTGTGGGACAATCTGAAGCGCATCTGCATCGCAGGCGGTGGCGTCCCGGTCATCTCCGGCGGCCTGCTCTCAGTTCGCTTCCAGTCGCCGAAGGTCGCGCTCGACACCATCACGCCCGATGATTTCGCAGACGGCGAGCGGATCGTGCCCGGGATGCGCACCTATCGCGACCGCATCAACACCATGGTCCCGAAATACCGCTCGGAGGCCAACAAGTGGGAATATGTCCAGTCCGAGGCCGTCAGCTTCGAGAGCTACATCACCCTCGATGGGGAGCCGAAGGAAGAGGAATATCTCTGCGAGCTGGTGACGGACAAGGATCAGGCCGCTCAGCTAACCGCCTATGAACTGTTCAACCGGCGCGAGCTTTCCGGGATCACGATCCCGTGCAAGCCCCGCCTGTGGGAGGCTCGCCTAGGCGAAGCCTATCAGGTAGTCGATCCTGACACGGGCCTCGACCATCTCTGTGTCGTTGCCGCGATCAGCAAGGACGTTTCCACCGGCACGGTCACCCTGACCTTCGAAACCGAGACGACGGAAAAGCACGCCCTTGCGCTCGCCATGACGGGCACCGCGCCACCGCCGCCGACCCTCGTGCCTCCCGGCCAAGCCGATGGCGATGCATGGGCCGGTGACACGACCTTCGACAGCGGCGTGGTTTCCTTCGACGCCACCACCTTCACATTTGACGAGGCATAGATGGCCAAACAGACGATCGGCATCGGAAGCGCCGCCAATGACGGCACCGGCGATGATCTTCGCACCGCGGGCGAGAAGATCAACGAGAACTTCACCGAACTCTATGGTGCGATCTTTACGGCCGTCGCTGGCGGCGCGCTCGCGGGAACAGAGAAGTTCGTTGGCTTCGATGGTGCCACCGCTAAGACCTGGCTGGCCTCACAGATCGCCGCTTATATCACTGCTCAGATCGTCGACAGCGCACCCTCGACGCTCGACACGCTGAACGAGCTCGCCGCCGCACTGGCTGATGATCCCAACTTCGCCACCACCATGACGACCGCACTGGCCGGCAAGCAGCCGCTCAGCAGCAAGCTGACCGCCATCGCAGACGCCACGCCGATCGCGGACGGCGATCATGTCGTTGGCGGCATCACGATCACCACCGCCGGCGGCATCATCACCGCCCTCGCCTGACCGGAGAAACCATGACTATCACGCGCGACTTGCTCGCGGCGCGGAACAGGCTGTTCGCGCCGACGATGGAGCTTGAATATAAGGGTGACCCGCTGCCGCTGACCGGCGCGTCGATTTCCATGCAGGTGCGGCTCTATCCCGGTGCGGATGGCGCGGCGCTGGCGGAACATGCCGCCATCCCCTTCGAGGATGTGGCGCACGACACGGAAGGAGGCGTGCGCGTGCTTCGCCTCAATCCCGAGATCTCGCAGGCGATCCTCGTCGCATTTCCGACCGGCCTCAACCAGCCCGAGGTCGGGGAGGCCGACGCCTACGCCTATGAAATCAAGCTGACCTATGCCGATGGCGCGGCCGACGCGCTCTGGATCGGCAATTTCATCCTCGAACCCGGAGTGAACGAAGCATGAGCTTTCAAGCGCCTATCCGCGACCGCGAACGCGGGCTGCGTGGTCCGGGTTTGTCCGTCGCGGACAAAAGTTATTTCGACGGGCGAGTTAGTGATGCGGAAGCGGCTGCAGTCGATGCCACCACTAAGGCGGATGAAGCAGCCACCAGTGCCGCCAATGCTGCAACTACCGCCGATACCCGTATTGCGGCTTATGACCTCTCCCGCCTGGCGATCATCTGGCCTGATGACCCGCTGAAGGGCGGCAGCCTGACCGTCAACGATAGCGGCGAAGTGCTATCGGGCGTGCTGGCCGATGGTCGGGTCTATGGGAAAACTGCCGAGACGCTGATCGTCTGGCCCGATGACCCCTATTACGGGACCGGCGCGACGGTGAACGACGACGGGATGGTCCTATCCGGCCAGGCATTGGAAGCGTCCGCCCTGGACGCGCTGGCGGTCGGTGTGCTGGGGGATGGCAATGTCTGGGCGGTCGGGCCGGATGCGAGCGTGCGCCTGTCCGATCCGGTCGGCACGGCCTATAACCCGCAGCTGCGCGACAGCACCGTCTATTGGGTGGACGGCACCAGCTACCGGTCGATGGACCTTGATGCGCTGTCGGACATTCCCGGCTCCATCACGAAGCTGGTCATGGTGCCGCTGCTCGGTCAATCGCTGGCCGCGTCCTTCTCGGACAGCGGCATGACGGCTCTGACCACCAACGCGGCGGCGCGCACCTATATGTTCACGGGTGGGACCGTGCCCATTCAGGACGCAAAGCTGGATGCCCAGCCCGTGGGCCTTGCCGAAATAGACGACCGGCAACTGGCGGGCCTTGTCCCGCTGGTCGAGAAGGTGCGGCGCACCACGGCGCCCAGCGCGGGCTATGGTGAAAGCATGGGCGGCGGCCTTGCGGCTGTGCTGGCGGCGGCGCGCCCCGCCAATGAGGCGATCGTGTTCGCGTCCTTCGCTGTCGGATCGACCACGATCAGCCAGCTTGGCGCGACCTCCTACCCTTTCCAGAACATGATCCGGGGCATCGAGCGCATTGCGGCATGGTGCAAGCTCAAGGGCATTGCCTTCGACTGCCCCGTGATGGCGTGGCTTCAGGGCGAGGGCAATATCGCCGACAATACCTCGCCCGCGACCTATTCCACCTCGCTGCTGGCGCTCCAAGGGGCGTTCAAGACGGCGGTCGATGCGGCGGTCGGAACAGTAACCGACCGGCCCATTGTGCTGCTTCAGCCCGGCAGCGCATCCTTCTACGCCAAGACAAATATCCTGCCCGCCTCGCTCATGGACGTGGCGCTCGCCAATCCGACCAAGGTCAAGGTGGCGGGCGGGCTGTATCATCAGCCCAACTACGCGACCGGCGGGGTGCATATGACCTCGCTGGGCTATCGCAGGACAGGCGAGGAGTTCGGTCGGGCCATTGCCCAAGTCATTGCCGAAGCCGAAGCGGGTACCGTTGCAGACGCTGATACGGGCGCGCTCTATGTCACGGCGGCGGGCAATGCTGCAATGACGCTGACGATCACGACCAGCGCGGCGACCCAGCTTGTGCAGGACACCGCGACTGTCACCGATCCGGGGCAGTCCGGCCTGGTGCTGCGCAAGGTGTCGGATGGAACGACCGTGGCCCTGTCCAGCATCGCCGTGTCGGGCACGAACCAGATCACCGCCGCGCTGGCCGGTGCGCTGGAGGCAGGCGCGCAATATCAGCTTGAGGTCGGGCAGAACCTCGCTTCGGTCACGCCAGCGGGGTCTGTCTTCGCCGGGCCGACCACCGGCTACCGTGCCTGTTTCCGCGACAGTTCACCCGACACCTATTCCGCAACCGGCGGCGGCGGGGCGATGCGCCGCTGGATCGCCTACCAGGCCTTCACCTTCACCGCATCCTAAGAGGTAACCGACATGGCACGTCCCGACATTGCTGAAATCCGCAAGGGTGCGATCGCGCAGAGCGGCGCTCCGACACTGTTGCACGAAACCACCGATCTGGATCGCGCGCTTTATCGGTTCGACCAGGTCGTTCCGGGCGGCATCGTCGCTTATTCGCGGGCCATAGACCGCAACGACGCGCTACCCGCGTCCTTCAAGGATCGCATGGCGGGCAGCATCGTTCCCGGCGCGGGCGGCGCGATCGCCAATGACAATGCCAATTTCGGCGGGAAAGACACCTACGACATGACCGGCATGAATACGGTCGGTTTCCCCTCATCCGCCACGCTCTGCCCGGCCAGCTTCACCTTCATCCTGCCGTTCCGCATGAATGCGCTGCGCACGAACAATTCCATCTTCAGCGTCACGGAGTCGCAGTTCGTCGCCTATATCAATGGCCTCAACAAGCTTGTGATGGATGACAAATTCGGGGCCGGTGAGGCGTCCTTCTCCTTTGCCAACAGCCTAGTCATCAACACCACCTATCTGCTGTGGATCAGCCATGACGCGGTGAGCAAGACGAGCCGCTACGGGATTACCAACAATGTGGCGGAAAGCCATGTTCACACGCTTGGCCATGCCCCCGGTGCGGCCAGCTTCGCGCGGTTCGCTTCCTGGTATACCTCGCTCGCCAACACCACGATCAACGGCCATGTTGAGGGATGGGCGTTGCTGTCGGGTGCCTATGCCGCCTCGGGATCGGATGCGGACGATGCTATCGCCGATGTCCTGACGAACTGGCGGGATTTGCTAGGGCTGTGATGCGCGGGCTCGCCTTCATCACCGGCCTAGCCTCCGCGTCCCTCGCCGCCGTCGCGCTAATCAAAGGCTGGTCCCTGCTCTGGGCCATCCCCTTCGCCCTGTGGTTCGCCTTCGTGTTCGTGCCGGACATGAATCGCGATGAGTAGGGTCGTCCTCTATCTCGCCCTGATCGCGCTCCCGATGCTCACCCTTGATTGGCTGGATGGCATTGTGAGCGCTGCGGCGCTGGTCCTGTCGTTCGGGGCCGTCGATCTGGCGCAATGGCTTTGGGGCGAACACACAACGGCGAAAACGCCAAGGGTCGGGGCAACCCGCGATGAATAGCGCAACAACAGCGGGAACGAACGGCATGGATCTATTGGGTGCGGACGGGGGGAGCCTCGCCGCTGCCTTCGGATCGGGGTGCGTGGCGACATGGGGTTTCATTCAGATGGTCCTGATCGGCCCGCTCAAGAAGCAACTCCAGGAACTGAAAGACGAGTGCAAGGAGCGGGATGACAGGTCCGTCCAGCGCATCCAGCAGCTTGAAACGCTGCTTCTCCTGCATGGGCCGGGACAGCTTCGCCAGCAATTGCAGGCCGCGCTTTCGGAAGAGCGGGTGATGGGGGACAGGGTATGAGGCAACCAATCTTCGACGCGATCCGCGATGTTCGCGGCAAGGGCTTCACCCCTGCCGAAGTGAACATGACAGATGCCTTTCTGGATAGCCTGGGCATAGCGCGGGATACGCAGGCAGGGCGATCGATCAGCAAGAAGGGCCTCGACCTTATCAAGCAGTCCGAAGGCTGCAAGCTGACCGCATACCCGGATCCCGGCACTGGCGGCGCGCCGTGGACTATTGGCTACGGCCATACCGGGCCGGAGGTAAAAAAGGGCTTGGTATGGACGCAGGCGCAGGCTGACAGCGCACTTGCAGATGATGTATCGCGGTTCGCCGATGGGGTCTCCGCGCTTTTGGGGTCGGCCCCCACGACGCAAGGCCAGTTCGATGCGATGGTCAGCCTCGCCTACAATATCGGTTTGGGCAACTTCCGCGAAAGCACCCTGCTCCGCCTCCACAAGGAAGGTGATTACGCGGGCGCGGCTAATCAATTCGCCCGGTGGCGGTTTGCGGCGGGGAAGGAATTGCCGGGGCTGGTGAAGCGGCGAGCGGCTGAGGCTGCGCTTTACTGGGGGCAGGCATGAGACTCCCGCCCATGAACATGGCGGCGGCCCGGATCATCGCTGGTGGCGGCGTATTCGTCCTGACAGTCCTGATCCTCGCGATGCTCGCGTTCAAACCTGAACTGGCGGAATCCGACCTGTTCAAGTCTTTGGCGCAGGCCATTGTCATTCAGGGGCTGATCGGCCTTGTGATGGCGTTCCTTTACACCGGGAAGAATGGCGGGGGGAAGGAAGAATGAACGCCCTCCCCTTCCCCCTGTCCACCCTGCGCGCCCACTGGAAGCTCATAGGAGCCGCTTTCCTGCTATTGGCCCTCATCATCCAGACATTCCGCCTGAGCGCCACAGAGGGCGCCCTGAGCGCGGAGAAGGCGGGAAGGCGGGCTGACCGCGCTTCTTATGAGAAGGCGCAGGCGCAGGCCACCGCAGAAGCCTTATCCGCCAAGCTGAAAAAGGATGCCGAAAATGCTCAAGCTGCACAAACTGCCGACGCTGGCTATAATGCTTTGCGCGAGCGGTATGATCGCCTCTTGCGGGTCAAAGCCGCTGATCGTTCATCCGGCAGAACCATTGCCCCCGCCGAAGGTTACGCTCCCAGCGTTCATGAAAGCGCCCCCGCCATGCTTGACGGTTTTCGCCCCTTGCCAGAATCCGACTGGCTGAAACTGCCCGCCCTGCAATCTTACGCTGACCAATGCTTTAACTGGTCGATGTCTCTCGCTAACGAGGAAGGCCATGGCGATCAGTAAAACCCAATCGGGCCTGCGCTTTACGTCGAGCAATGACAGCCTCCTCGATTGTAGAGAAGGTGCCGAGGTAATGCTTTTTAACGCCGAGGCTAATTTCCGCCCTGTATTTCCCGCGCACGGCGACCACGCCGACGTGTCCCGTGGAGTTGGCGCGCGAAAGACTGCGATTTTTGGAATTGTCACTCCCAGTCACAACTCTAAGATTCCGGAGCCTGTTGTCGGAACGAATACCGTTGATGTGGTCAATCTCCCCATCGGGCTCCGTCCCATGGACCATCTTCCACATCAGTCGGTGCACGTAGTAGAACCTACCGTCCAGAGTGAGGCGGATGTATCCGCTTGGGGTGATGCGCCCGGCCTCCTTCCCTGCTCGGTCGTTGTTCCAGCGCAAAGTCATATAAGCATCGGATCGAGAGCCGGAAGCGGGGCACAGATCACGGCGCTTCCATAGCAGGGAGCCGGTGTCTTGATTGTAATGCAGCACCTTGCGTAGATAATCCGCGTCGGGCAGTTTCAGTTTAGCCATAGTGCAGTATCCTTGCATTTTGGTCAGGGCTGGGTCGCTGTTAGCGCAGCTTCCCGGCCCGCATTTCTTAGCAGAATCAGGTTTTGTTCTCAAGCAGCGACGGACCCGGTGGAGGTGCCGTCTTTCCTGTCGGGTCAATCCTGATCCCGGAGAGCGATACTTTCATATGCGCGACGAACACGGCCCGGTTGCAGGCGGTGAGGGAATGGGCTGTGTCGCTCGACCAACCCTAATCATCCGGCAAATACTCCGCCAGCTTCTCCGCATAACCCTGATGCCCCTCTTCCATCAGCGCCTGAACCACGTCCCAAATCTCGTGCGGGTCCACATAATGCCCCGCATCGATCTGCTTCTGGAGGGCCGTATATTCGTCCACCGCTGGGCCGCGTCCGCCTATGGGCCGGAATTTCTCGGCATTATGTAGCAAACGCACCAAGCTCTAGATAGATGTAATCGCCCGCGTAGCGTAATGTCATCATATGACGGACTACGCCTTAGATGCGCTCAAACGAAAGCGCGCGGAGATGACCGGCGAGATTGCCTTGTGCCACGCTCGCCTTCAGCAGCTATCCACCGATCTGGAGCATTTGG